TATTGTAAATGATAAACATATTGGAGGGTGTACTGATACTGTTCAATACCTTAAGGAGCAAAACTTAGTTTAATGAATAGCAATTTTCACGAAGTTTACAATGATGTTGAGAAAGCCATTGATTATGCATTCAATGGTCAATTTGTTTTAAAGTTTTATGATTACTTAAAAGTTCGTGGAACTAAAAGAGTAGAAGTTGAAGAGTTTATTGAAAGTGCAACTGCAAGTGAACTTAATAATCTTGTAATGGATCTTGATGATTATCTTGAGGGTGGTTCTGATGAAATGCACAAACAACTTCGTGAAGGTTACGGACACATTCCAAAACCACAAGCAAGAAAAATCAGAAATTACTTGTATGGCATCTTAGAAGATGCATGGAAATATAGTCATGACAAAAGACCAGGGCGACGCAAAAAGCAAACTAAATAAATCAGAACCCCAAATCAACAGGGGTGTTGAGTTATTACTACGCAATAGGAGGAGAAGATCAGAAAGACCCAAAACTTTTCAAGTGAAGTTTGGTAAAATGATCTCTCTCTTCAAAAGAGAGTTTCATTTCTTTATCGACTTTCATTTCGACATAAGGAAAAAATAGAACTCTCTGGAGAAGACAAATGCTAGCAGTAACTCTAACCATAGGAACACTAGTTTCAATAATGTTCTTTTTTGTAGGAGGAGTAGTAGGATGGTTGGCGAAAGAACACTTCTACCAAACTCAACCAGTTTACACCCACCCAGAGATGTTTGATGTTAATGGGAATGTAATACCAGACGAAATTTTAGCAGTGAGATTTGAAAATGACTACGACTACGACGAAGACGAAGAAGACGACGACTGAAAAACCAATCGAAGCTCTTCCTATAAATCCATTCATATATGAAATTTTAGAACTTGCTTCTAAACAAAGAAGCAACGCTAAAAAAGTGGAAGTTCTAAAAACTTATGAGCATGATTCTCTAAAGACCATTTTTATTTGGAACTTTGATGAATCTGTAATATCTCTTCTTCCTGAAGGAGATGTTCCTTATGCGAATGCAGAGGAACAATCTGTCTATTCCGGAACTCTATCAGATAATTTGAGAATGGAAGCTGCTGGAGGAGAATCTGCTACAGGTCAAGACCTTGATGGTAGAGGAAAAACTTCTCTTCGTAGAGAATATCAAAATCTTTATCATTATGTAAAAGGTGGTAATGCTGGTCTTAACACTATTCGTCGTGAGATGATGTTTATTAATCTTCTCACAGGTCTTCATCCTAAAGAAGCAGAAGTATTAATTCTTACAAAAGATAAGAAGTTGGCGGATAAATATAAGATAACATTGGAAAATGTTAAAGAGGCATATCCCGATATTCAATGGGGTGGGCGCTCATGACAGTAATTGTCGGAGAAGATGTAAAAATGGTAGATCAATCAGAAAATCAAAAACTTGTTCTGCCGCATGAATATGGATGTGAAATTCTTCTAGAAAAAACAACATTGTCTAAAGCGAAGGATTCTTCATTTCCAAGTGATGCATACTTAATTTGGTATATTGCTAATGGCGAAAACCATATTGATTTAACTAGATGTGCGAAGAGAGTAAATCTCTTTGACATGTATTATGATAAGTACGGTCCAGGATCAGTGCAAAAAATTGATTTTGGGTATGGTAGAGTGAACCCTAAACTTTGGGGATATAAACAACCTGAGAAAAAGAAAAAGAGATGAGTGAAGGTTTTAAAGGTTTTGCTAAATCAGCAGAAGACAAAGAATTTCGTCTTTATATTAAAAACAGAGAAGTAAATAAACTTATCAAAGAATATAAGAAACTTAAGAAGTATCAAAAATCATCTATTTTTGAAATTGAAAAACTTTCGGGTAACGAAACAAAGATAGATAAACTTATTAACGAATATGGGATAGACCCCGAAGCAATTGAATAATGGGAAAGCATTATCTTCTTAATTTGTATGGATGCTCGTTTGTCCTTTTGGACGACGAGCGTTGTCTTATTGACCTTCTTGAAAATGCAGCAGTTGCCAGTGGTGCTACTGTGATTCAAACAATCTCAAAAAAGTTTGAACCACAGGGAGTTACTGTAATCTGTTTACTATCAGAAAGTCATATTAGTATTCATACTTGGCCTGAGGAAGGTAAGGCTGCAGTAGATGTTTATACTTGTGGTGATTGCAATCCAAAGATTGGTTGCGATATCATCATTCAACAACTTTATGCTACAGAACACACGCTCAGTTATATTGAGCGATAACTAAATACACTATATCTGGAGAAGTATATGCTCTCTACTCAGTATCGCTTGCGCCTTGAAGCAATTTGTGAACGTATTGCAAAAGGTGAATCAGTAGAGTTAAGTGATATGATTTGGTCAGAAAAACTTGCAAAATCAAATCGCTCTGCTGCAACTATTCTTAGACAAGCAAGAAGACGTGCAGCAAACCCTGATATGCAGGAAGATAGTCTTGATGGTTTTATGAATGCTTTAGATTTGGGAGATCCAGACCCATCTAATCATAGAAATAGATTTGATGGTGCGGATGATATTATTGACTTTTTCACTGGTGACAAACCAGATGACTGGAGACAAAGAGATTAAGAAATAATAAAATTGGTATAACACTTTACAAACTTACTTGCATAACTAGATTGATAGGTCTATAATGACCTTACGTTCATCCAGTTAACTGGACGCAAGTAGGACGGCGGAACGGGACGTTCATTCGCTATTCGCAAATAGCGAACGCAAACCGACTGAAGGAACGGGACCTAAAAATCTCATTTCTTTGGAGTAAAAAAACAATGGCAAAAGTAGTATATCGCGGTGTTGAGTATGATACCCAGAAGCGTCTGGAGTATCAGCAACAAATGATGCAACAACCCCAACAATACAACGAAACCTATCGTGGTGTTAAGTTTGTAAAGGAGGGACATAAGTGATGAAAAAACTCAACGTACTTCAACTTATTAAAGAAAAGAAGCAAAAAGAAGAAAGGCTTAAACAAGCATCTCTTGCTACACTAGTAGCAGCAAAATGATTAAAGAGGGTTCTTGACGAACCCTCTTTTTTTGTGTATAATTACCTTTGTCGAGGTTAATAAAGATGGATAGAGAAAAGCTTAAGTTAATTGTCAAAAACCTTGAATCTCTAGTAGAATGTCTAAAGTCAGAAGTTTATTCTGATGTAGATTCATATAAGATGAACTACGAAGAGATTTCACAACACATTACTGATTACGACGAAGTATTTTATGACGGAGATGATGACTACGATGATGTGAGAATAAATCAGAGATATAAAATTATGAATGATGATGGAGATGGAATTTAGAGGTGCTTATTTCTATAAATAATATTATAGTTCAAATAAATACCACTAATGTCTAATTGGAAAATTATAGAAGAACTTGGAATAAGAGAGTATTGTGGAAGAAACAGACCATATGTTATTGCAATTTGTCCATACTGTAATCAAAAAAAGGAAATGATGTATTATCACACAAGGAATAAATCTTGTGGTTGCCTTAAAAAAGAAAGTGCTATAAAAAGAGGTCAAAAGCAAAGGACTGAAGATGGTCATATTAATTCATTAATTACTAGATACAAAAAATCAGCAAAAGTAAGAAATATAGAATGGAACTTGAATTTTGATGATTTTTCTACTATAGTAAAATCAAATTGCTTTTATTGTGGCAAAGAACCCATATTGAGAAAAGGTAAAACTCAATATGGAAAAGTAATACCAACCAATGGAGTTGATAGAAAAATAAACTCCATTGGATATGTAAAAGAAAATTGTGTTCCTTGTTGTATTACTTGTAATAAAATGAAATTGGACCACGATATAGAAAACTTTAAAAATCACATTTCTAAAATATATGAACATTTCAGATAAATTTGAATATATGAAACCAGAAGTCAAATTTGTATCTGCTACTCCTGATGCAGAAAAACATATGGCTTATTGTGCAAGAGTTTCAAATCCAAGTAATCAGAACTCTGATTCCTTTTCTGGTCTTTTAAAATACTGCATCAAGCATCAGCATTGGTCAATCTTCGAACAAGCTTTTCTTACCGTAGAGATCAATACTACTCGTGGTATCGCAGCACAAATACTCCGGCATAGGAGCTTTACATATCAGGAATTTTCGCAACGTTATGCTGACAGCACTCTTCTTGGTAAATCAATTCCTCTTCCTGAACTTCGTCGTCAGGATACAAAGAACCGTCAGAACTCTATTGATGACATTCCTGCATATCTGAACCTAGTTTTGAGTGAGGACATCCGTGTTCATTTTGAGCACTCTCTACGACTCTACAACCGTCTTCTAGAGAAAGGTGTGGCAAAGGAGTGTGCAAGGTTCGTACTGCCTCTAGCGACCCCTACACGACTCTATATGACCGGTTCTGTGCGTTCTTGGATCCATTACATTGATCTACGCTCTGCACAC